ATGGTATTTGGTGCTGCCTCTACCTGTACTGCTCGTGCAAGATGGTCATAATCAAGAGGCGTCAACGCCAGAATCAGTTCCAGAATCAAAATAGTCTTTCCTGTAGTAACGACCGAGGATGTTAGAATTATAGTAGGCAGGAGTGCCATCTGTCAAGGTTTGTGTCAAAACGTCATGAAGGAAAAGTTGTCTTGTCTCTTCATAGTTGACTCGTCCCTTAGTGGTATGCAAACTTAGAATCTCTCTGCTGAAGGATTCTCTTCCATATAACTTAATGTCCTCCTTGAGTTCTGGACAGGATCCATAGTAGCGTTTCCAATCGCTCTCAGAAGTAACACGCCGTTTCCCTCCTCTAGGTTTCCGCTTCTGCACAAAGTATTTTCTACCGATGTATTTTTTACCTGTTGACTTATTAGTAATGAGGTAGACGTAACCGAAGAAATCGCCAATATCATCAGAAGTGAAAGCTGCACCTTTGTAGTACCAGGAATTTTCATAATCAACCACTTGCTCATAGTATCACTTTCCAGTATTTATGGTTCGTCAAATAATACTTCATTAATGTAGTCATCTGCCCACTTTTGTCCAAAATATTTCTCTAAAATTCTCCTAGTTTTATCATTCTTTTTCTGTTTTTCACAGTATTCTATCTGTCCTTCGTATCTCTCGTCTGCTCTGTTGTAATTCATAGTTGACTTCCATACAGCACCTACAAATACATCAAGATATTCATCAACTACATGGCAAAATGTATCAATTTCTTCACTATCATCTAGTCTCGCAAACTTACAGTACGGTGAAAATATTTTACCCCATGTAGGAATCTCTCTATTGTGTCTAAAACTATAGTATCTACTAATATCTTCAATGTCTTCATATATTGGATGGTCTACACCATCTACAGGAGAGATATCTGTGATAGCAGCAGTAACAATATTTTTATTGGCTACAATATCAGCACCAAAAATAGGCAAATCAAACTCAGGATCTGGATACCAAATACAATGCAGTATATCTAGAGGTCCTAGACTAGCAATTTCCATATGCACCTTTCGTAATCCAGTACACATGTGCATGTCATTCTCAATGACTAGGTTACCGTCTTCAGTTTCTTTATAAACCTCTCTGAATTTATCTTTAACATCCAACTCTTCTATGTTAGGTAGAGTTTTTTGATGTTTGCGAATAATTCCAGCTAGATCATTAATAATTTCTCTTGCCATTTTTATGCATAACTGAAAAAGAATTCTTTAATTAGATTATGAGACTTTTCTTTACCAAATCTACTGGAAAGATACCCAGAGATAGGATCAAGTCTTATCATATACCTATCAAAATCAACATACTGTGTAGTATCAGTGCCAATTGGTTGATGTTCGTTCAGCATATTTTTATAATATTGTAGGTATTTTTCAAACAAAGGTAGGTGTTCATCTACCTCGTCAGGTGTACAATATCTGACAACTAAATTGTCAGAAAAATGATTACCTGCTTCAAAAAATCTATACGTTCCTTCTACTTTAGGTAGATCTGGTGTATAGAACAAGTATTTCTCCACAGGATGTTGGAAATCAAACACAATGACAACTCTCTTGTCACTCATTCCCATGAGATCCATACCAAAACAGGGTAAATTAGACCCAGTTCTAGGGTATATTATATTGTTGTGAATGCTACAAGATTTGTTGTCCCAAATTTCAACTTGTCTAGACTTTATAATGTGTTCACCTGAGTACAAATCAGCAGTTAGGTTTACACCTTTATCATTAGTCCATTCAGCATGTCGCTGAACAAATTTCATATCTGGAAAAATTTTTGCAACTGTAGCTTTATAATTTTTCCATAGATCCATTCATTTCCACCTAGCGAAAAACTCTTTTAATGTTGTTTGATGTCCAGACTCACGAGTGGGAGGTTTCTTTATCCCCATCATCCTCTCGTAATCCTGATGCATCGCTCCAAGAAGCCATGCCTGACTCAGACTCTTCGGTCCTTCGTTCAACAATTGGGTTTGAAATTTGGATAGACCAGCCTTCCTCGCCAAATACTCCTGTCTCCACTGTGTGCGGGGTGATTTGTTTGTCATCTGCGTCCCATTGTTCATGTAATTTCTTAGTTTCTAAGTCAACTCCTGCCATAGTTTGCAGAACTTTACCATCCCAATACCATTTTTCTATGTATGAAAAAAGATATTTCAAAATAGTATTGTAAGGTGGTTTTTGTTTGCTAATCCACCTTTTTATTTTCTGCAGAGTTGTTTCTTTTTCTTTGTCAAAGACAATTTCAAAGTTATAACTGAAACCCTGCGAAGGTGTCTTTTTTGACATCTTGCTTGATGCTCCCGATTAGGTAGGACTCAACCTCTGTCTCCTGTGGAGCTACCTGCATACCCTTAGAGGATAACCAGTGTGCAGTCCATGGAAGAGGATTGTTGCTGATAGGAGTGTCAAAGATTGCATTGAGTCCGATAGACTTCAAGCGACGATTAGCAGTCCATTCAACATACTTCTGTAGTAATTTATCATTCAAACCAATGATAGATCCATCTTTGAACAGATACTCTGCCCATAGATTCTCTTCCTCTACCGCTTGACGGAACATTTTATAGACATTCTCTTCTTCTTCCTTAGCAATCTCTTTCATTTCTGGATCATCATTCTTTTTCCAGTTGTTAAGGATGTTCTGAGTGACAGTCATGTGCTGACTTTCATCTCTTGCAATGAGTCCGATAATTTTAGCACTTCCTTCCAGAAGTTTAAGTTCACCGAATGCGAAAGAACAAGCAAACGACACGTAAAATCTAATTCCTTCAAGGATATAGACATTAGCGACTGCTCTATATAATTTTCTCTTGAGATCATGTAGTTCCCAGTTTGCTGTTGGTGAATCTTTCCATCCATCACGCCACATATTTCCTGTGCCATACGCTTGAGCAAGGTTAATAAACTCATCGTATGCTTTGGTAACTGATTGTGCTCGTGAGAGGATCTTCTCGTCGTCTAGAATGTGGTCAAAGACATCAGAGGGGTCAGCATATACATTTTTAATGATGTGTGTATAAGAGCGACTATGAATCATCTCCATAGTCTGCCAAATATTCATGCACCCTTCAAGCTCAGGTAGTGAGCAATAAGGCATGAATGCCATGCCAGGACCACGACCTTGTACGGAGTCCAAGAGGATCTGATATTTGAGATTGCTAGTAAATATGTGTTTCTGTGCAGCATTTAGAGTTTGATAATCAGAACGATCTTTTTGTAGAGACACTTCTTCTGGTCTCCAGAAAAAACCAAGTTGGTTTTGTGTTAGTTTATCAAAGATAGGATACCTAAACTTGTCATATCTTTGTACTCCTAGTGGAGCACCAAAAAACATTTGTCCTTTGGTTGTATCTACTTGATCGGTATTGAATACCGTCATGCCATCTACACTAGTCATAGGTTTGTTAGTTCTAAATTTTGCAGCTGTCACAGTCTTCCTCCTCCGTTTCTAAAATATCTGTTAATAAATCTTCAATGCTCTGTTTCTTTTCTTCTGTTAGTTCTGGTTCTTCTCCTTTTTGATCGTATGTGTTCTGGTAGTAGGAAGTCTTCCATCCATACTTATACGTTTTAAGAAGATCACCTGCCATTTCAGAAACAGGAACTTCATTATTGTCATAATTTTCTGGATTGTAACTCCAGTTGCCAGAAATTGCTTGGTCAAAGAACTTCTGCATTGCTGCTACAATCTTGATGTATCCATCATTATTTTTCATGTCCCAAAGAAGTGTGTAGTTAGTCTTGAGACTACCGTACTGAGGGACAATCTGCTTAAGAGGTCCTTTCTTTGATTTCTTAGTGGACAAGTATGCTCTAGGTGGTTCAATTCCATTGGTTGCGTTTGACACAACGGAACTGCTCTCTGAAGGCATTTGTGCGGACAGAGTGCTGTGCCTGAGTCCGAACCGTTTGATATCATTCCGTAAAGAATCCCAATCATAGTTCAACTCACTCCCACAGAACTCATCAATGTCTTTTTTGTAAGTGTCAATAGGGAGGATACCGTTTCCATACTTGGTGCGAGAGAAATATTCACACGCTCCTTTTTCTTGTGCGATTGCGTTACTGGACTTGAGTAGATAGAACTGGAAAGCTTCAGACAAGTCATGGACTGCTTTCCATGCTGCTGGATCTTCGTATTTGTATCCATGTTTTGCTAGGTAATGTGCGAGACCGATATAACCAATACCAAGAGAACGACGAGCAAGTGTGCTGCGTTCTGCTGCGTTAACAGGATACTCTTGGTAATCAATCAACTCTTCAAGACCACGTACAGCAAGATCACAAAGATCTTCCAGTTCTTCCATCCTATTGATTTTACCTACGTTGATAGCAGATAGAATACACAATGCAATTTCACCTTCACCATCAATATGATCTAATGGTGTAGTAGGAAGTGTAATCTCTTGACAGAGGTTACTCATATTTACCTTATCTTGGAATGAAGAATGACTATTACAATGGTCAATGTTCATAATATACAACCTACCTGTCTCTGCTCTTTCTTTGAGCAAGTCTAGAATAAGTTCTTGAGCTCCAATAGTTTTCTTCGGAATAGATCCATCAGATTCATAACGTGTATAGAGATCATCAAACTCGTCAGTGCCAAAAGCATCGTACAAACCTGGCGTATCGTGAGGTGAGAATAGGGTGATGT